AACCAGATGGATAACACCCCAGCAATTATTTATGAGCTGAGGAAGAACCCAGGTAAGTTAGCTGACCTGGCTGTATTGGTAGAGAAATCACCCACCATGGCCAGGAACGAGTTGTCAAAGCTTTCCGAATCAATTAAGCGGAATGATGAGGCAAAACGTAACTTGCAAGAACCGCAAGACCCCTTAAACCGTCTGAAGCCTTCGCCCGTGGGAACAGACAATGGTACTAAAAATGTACGGGATTTCAAACAAGCCTCCTACTTAAAAGGCTGAAGCCCCACCCTAATGGTCATGTCTGTTCCTGATGAATATGGATATTTATCGGAGAAGACGACATGGCCGTTCCAAATAACATTTTGCAACAAGTGCAAACCTACCAGATGTCAAATCTGGCTTATCTACAGAACTTAAACTGTTTCGTAGCTACTGCTAATACAAAATTCAAGAACTTCGAGAAACTGACTGCAAACCTTGGTGATACAGTTACGTTCGATTTACCACCACGTTTCACTACTGCTGCCAGCCTTGTAGCTACATTCCAATCAGCTGACCAGAGAGTAGAGAACTTGACCGTGGATAAAGCGATCAACGTTTCTTATGCCTTCACTGCGCAACAATTTATCTTCAACGTAGAAGACTACATGGAACAGTTCGGTAAAGCGGCTGTGATGGAAATGTCTGCGGAAATTGAGGCTGATATTGCGACTGTGTGCGTTGAAGCTCCTTACCGTTTCTATGGTGACGGTGTTACTCCAATCAACTCTTACGGACAATTAGCGGCTGCTCTTGCTATGTATCGTAACTATGGTGCTGCAAAAGACAACACTAAGTTCTACTTAAGTGATATTGCTCAATCGGCAATTGTTAACACTGGGTTGAATCAGTTCGCTACAGACCGTAACAACAAGTCTGCTAACAGCTGGGACGTTGGAGATTTCGACCGTGCTGCGTTCTATGTGTCTAACTTACTTCCAGTTCACAATGCTGGAACTATCGGTGAAGACGGTACTGTGCTAACCGTTGTATCTGTAGTTAAGAATGCTGACGATGCTGTTATCCAAATCGTATTCTCTGGTGCTGGTACTGATGCTGACGCTATTAAAGAGTTCGATAAATTCCAGTTCTCTGATGGTGTTTCTGGTCAACCGAACCTTCGCTACCTAACTTTCATCGGTCACAAGGTTTCAAGCAACCCTGTCCAATTCAGAGCTACTGCTGATGCTGCTTCTAGTGCTGGCAACGTTACTGTTGACGTTTATCCTCCATTGAAAGCTTCTGCTGGTAATACTCGGAACTTGAACTATGCAATCGTTACTGGAATGCAAGTAACTGCATTGCCTTCTCATAGAGCTGGAATGATTACCGCGGGTAATCCTCTGTTCTTGGGTATGCCAATGCTTCCCGAAGAAGTGCCATTCCCTACAGGTAATGAAGTAGACCCTGACACAGGCGTCTCTCTTCGTATGTACTACGGATCTCTGTTCGGTCAAAACCAACGTGGAATGATTCACGACGCGATTTGGGGTAAGAAATGCGTCCCTGAGTACGCAATGTCTGTAGTTTTCCCACTGTAATTGGCTTCGGAGGGCGAAAGCCCTCCTCTAATAAGGATATTAAAATGGCTATTTCAACACCAATAGTAAATTCTGGCTTGATGTACGTGAATGGTATGCGCTTGGCTTATGCTAGCACTACCACATTTACTGTCAGCCAAGGTCTGTGCCGCAACTCTACGAATGTGAATGACATCAGTATCGGTCTCCCATTGAACGTAGCTGCTACTCAGACTGGTGAATTACCGGTAGACGCAGGAACAGGTGCTATCACTGTGGATATTACAACTCATGGCGCGGGTGGACTAGATAATGGGACTATCGCTGCCAGTACGTTCTACGCAGTACATGCAATCGGAGACAGCTTCGGTAATAACGGTGGTTCTGTAGTAATTTCCACAAGCTTGACAGCTCCAGTATTACCTGCTGGTTACGACATGTTCCGCAGAATCGGGTTCATTAAGACTGATGGCTCTACGCATGTTTTAGCGTTTCGTCAAGAAGGTGTAACTGCTGACCGATGGATGTGGTGGGATGTGGCAATTGCTACAAGCATTACATCTGGCTCATCTGCTACATTTGCGACAGTAGATTGTAGTGCGGGTATTCCTGTTATGGGAGTTAATAGTGAGGCTAAGTTCCTAGTAGCATTCACTCCTACTGCTGCTGCGGATAAGTTGGAATTACGTCCAGGTTTATCAAGTGCTACCAATGGATATGCTCGTGAATCTGGCTCTGTAGCCGCTGTTGCCAAGACTACAATCATGGAATGCCCAATTGATACACCTATGACAGATGCGATTGACTACTTGGTTACAGGTTCTGCTACAGCGATTTCAGTTGCTGCGTATCTTGACCAGTTAGAACCACAATTGTCATAAGGAATTGCTATGGCCTACACGACATTACAGCTCATCAA